TTTTTAAATTAAAAGTTTTTGGTCTATATTCTTTAGGAAAATTAAATAATAAAGCTCCATCGTTTAGGGTATTAGAAACCCCTGAGGGGATATCTAGAAATACGTGTGCTACATTGCCCATTTTTTCAAATTGCAAACTTGTATATCTAGTTCCTGCTGTTTTATCTACAAAATCATATTTGCTTAGATTTTCCATTCTTATTGGAAAATCTAATAAAAGTTGATAATGGAATTACTGGAAATTATACAAATGTTGGAGCTTATAGTTTTACATTTTCTAAAATTTATAAGCAAGTTCTAGGAGTCGCTATAAATGTATATAAGATTGGAACTGCAACAACTCTAGAAAATGTATACCTAACTGGTTTTAGTAATACTGGTTTTACATTCGTAAAAGACTGTGTAGATGCAAATAGAGCGAACGATATAAAAGTAGCTTATACAGTTTTTTACATTTAAATTCTACCAATTAAAAGTATAGTAAAACCAGCATTTACATTAGCAACTTCAAATATTTGTGTTGCAGGATTATACCAACCAACGACAGGTTGTCTATTTGTTGCATATAAGTCACCGTTATTATCTTCGATACTTATATAAACTCCATTTTGAAAAGGGATAGGTGATTTTATTGTAGTTTTAGCATAATCTGTAATTACACTAATGCTCATCATACACGTAGCGAAATTACCTATTTGTGTAATGTATGAAGAGCAAGAACTTATGTTAGACATACCTGTCGTTCCTGTAATGACTCTATGACTGATTAGATTTTCCATTCTTGTTGGAAAATCTATTAAATTTTAGAAGTGAAACTATAACAATTAATAGTACCAATGGCATTCTAAACCAATCATTTAAATTAATAGCAGCTGGGAAAATTAGAATAATCAGTTTTATGAATATTCATGTTAAAAATGATTATGAAACAGATTATATTTTACCTGATTGGTTTTTAACAAACACTGAAGATGTTAAAGCTTCTTGTACCAATGGTACTGGGGGTGCTACTGGTGAAGTTGCAGAAATCCATTTTGAACCTTCAACTAAAAAAATAAAATTTTATCCAGCTCTTAGACAAGGATTTTCTGGAAATCTACAGCTGTCAGGTCAAGTTGTTTCTGTCACTAAGGATTAACAATATAAGCTATTGTAGTTTGTAAATTTCTAACAGTTATACCCGCATTATTGTGAGTGTAAAAATTTCCGTTTGGCTCTAATCTAAGCCAATGATAGTCCATTTTTATACCTCCTGTTGCAGCAACGGCTGATAAATATTCAGTTGATTTAGGTCTAAATTCAACTGGTAAAGGAGTTGCAGGTACAACAACATCTTTATTTGCAACTCTAGAAAATTTAATTTCTAATATGCAAATATTCATTATCTTTAACACAGTATAGTGAATATACATATCACTATTGACATCCTCTGTATTGTGATAACTGTAAGTTTTAACATTGAGTAGATTTTCCAATCTATCCAAAAGACTATTATTGTCAAGCGGAATAAAATTAGCCACATTTGCAGATACATCTGAATTTTGATTTAAACACTTGTACATTTTTCTTGTGTTTCTATCATAGTAGATGTAGTTTACATCTTTTACTCCTGTCTCTTGTATATCTCCACCATAGCCAACACAGCCAAACATTCTCGCAAGCATCATACCTTCGAGAGCTTTTCCTTCAGTGGTTCCATATTGTACTATCCCTGCTTTTTCTCTTGTTGCTCCATTTTTAATTTCTGTAACAGCATTGTTTAATTTCTCTGTTTCCTTGTCTATTAATTCTGCGTTTTGATTAAAATCATCTATGTTATAATAATCATTTCCGCCTGGTTTTATTAATCTTAAATGTTTAGTATAATCTGGCATTTTTTATCTCCTTTCATCATAAATATTCCTATTTTTTATAGTTTTTAAAGATGTATGTTTCATAGAACTTAACTCAATATGTTTGTGATACTTTCCAATAACATCAGCATCATTATAAAGTCTAGTGTCATAAACTTGTTTATGAGTTTTTAACTTCAATCCATTATGTAATAAATAAGCTACCTGATTATGTGTATTGTATCTAAATTCGATACTAAAATTCAAATGAGCTGGTTTATTAATATGAATAAAGTTTTTAAAGTTATCCAAATTAGATGGTATCCCGACTACTGATGTAAATTTTATTATGAAAGAATAATCATTGTAATTTTCAATAACTTCAATTTCTCCATTTGTGAATATCTTAGCTTGTTCCTTTAAAACATGAGGTGTAAAAATATTTTTAGATAGTAAAGTATAGATAATTCTGTCTTTTCTATCCTGTAGACTCCAACCATTTTTATAGTCTAATTCCATAAACCTTTCATAATTAGCCACCTGTTGCTCATTAAAAAAAGCTATAAATAATAGCTCTTTGTATTTCTGTATATCATTTTTAGCATATTCACAGATTAAGTCTAATGTTCTGATTAAATCTTCTTGTAAACTATTTCTAGCTATTTTTGAAACTTTTTTAATTAATCTATTGCTCATTTATAATCACTGTCCCAACTACTAATATCTCATCATCTGCAATTTCTATATTAGAATTAGAATTGTTTACTTTTACAAAGTTATCATTTACTCCATCTATTTCTAAAATAGCTTTCTCTAAACGATTAATAGATAGTATTGTTTTATTAGCTTTCTCAAAAGTAGCATTCCCAGTTTTTATAACAGCTTTTAAAAGAGATTCGATTCTTTCTTTTACATCTGATAGAGCATATCCAGATTTTAATATAGTATTAACTTCTATGTTTATAGTCTTAGCTCTAAAGCTTTCTATAGTTACATCAGCTCCGACGGGTCTACCGTCATCGCTTTGTATTCTTTCTCTAACTTTTTGAATTAGACTAGAATCAGCTATATCATTATTATAGTTAGCAATCAGAACTTTAACAGTTCCGTTTCCATTCCAAAGAGGTTTTACTAAGACTTTTCCAACTCCATCAACTTGTTTAGCCCATTGCTCATAATCATATATATTTCCACTGTGAGCAGGTCTTGTAGCTTTTTCTTTAGCTCTAGCTACAAGTACAGAATTAGGTTCTTTATCATATCCATTGATAATTTCTTTTTCATTCGTAACACTATATATATTACTATTTTGAATTTCAAATGTTGTTATTTCTCCTATTGCAGCATTACCTATTTTACCTTCAGATAAACATTCTATTTCTATCTCTGCAACTCCTAATGTGCTTAAATATTCTCTTCTTAAAGATTTATATTTTATTCCATCTCTATTTAAAAATATTGTATTTTCTTCTATGATAGAATTTGCTTTTCCTGTTACTTTTAGAGTTCCTTTTGCCTTAGTTCCAACTCTTCTTTTTACTCCAAACATTAAAGCATGCTTATCAACGTATTCATCTTCTGTTGCCGTATCTATAAAAGTTTGTTTTTCCCAGAACTCTAATTCTTTGTAAACTTCTTCTGCAGTAATTCCAAAAGTTGCTGCAATATCAAAGTTATAAGTACCTTCCATCTTTGAGAGTGGGTTTTTTAAGTTATCTAAGAAATTATTTCTTAATTCAATTTTATCTTTCATTTACACCTCCATTTCTAGCTCTCCATACACAGTTTTAACATTAAAGGTTATTTGTGGAACATATTCATCTTCATTAGAAATGACAAAATTATAGCACTCTGTGATGTAAGGATTTACTAGTAATGTATCCCTTATTTGGTTTATCATTAAAGCATCTTTAACTGTTTTATGATAAATAGTTCCTATATTAGTTTCTAACTCACTCCCATATTCATCACTATGCACATCAGTATATATAAATCTTTCAGTCTTTAATGCTTTGAATACCCATACTTTTAAAGCTTCATTTTCTTCTAAAACTTTTATATCATTCCCTTCTTTGATATACTCTCCAGTTTTAAAATCTATAGCATATTCTTTAAAAATTGGCATTTCTTCAACTTCTGTTTCTGATTTTTCAAGAAAAATATTAAAATCTTTTTCCACATTACACCCCTTTTATTGCTCCACTTGGCATTTTAACTATCTTTGTCACAACAACATAATGGACGCCCATAACAAGCACTAATACTTCATCGCCTTTTTGGAGAGTATCCTCAAACCATATATCTTTATGTGATTTATATGTCCCATTACCTTCAAATGTTCCGCTTCCATTTAATTTTGGTATCTTATGCCCCATAGCGTCTTGAGTAGTATTATTATAATCGTATTTAGCTACATCTATTTCTATTTTGTCTATAATTCCATCAATACTGTAATCTCTATGATAGTGAGGTAATAAGTAATTACTACAGTAAATTTGCTCTGAAGGGATAGTTTGCCCATCAAATTCAATTGTTAAGTTTGGGGGAGGAGTAAGCACACTAGCTTTTATGATAGATGTTCCTTTTGTAGCTTGACTTATCATTTCACCTATCATTAATCCTAAATCACTCATCTCTTATCCCACCCTTCTGGAAACAGTTGATCCAATTTACTTACTTTTTTAGCTTTTCCTTTTTTAGTTTTCTTACCTTTTTTAGTTTTGTCACTTTTTTTAACTTTTTCTTTATTTTCAAATTCTGCTTTATCCATTACATTTTCAAATGCAAGCTCAACAGTACAATAATGAGTTTCTCCTTCAAAGACATGAGCATCCGATTTAACTAAGAAATCTCCAACAAGCCCACTATTTGGCTCTTGTATCCCTATATTGTATCCAGCTTGAATTAATACATTTCCTAGACATTGTAATTTTGCACTTTTTTCTACACTTTTTAGCATGTCTTTAGCGTTTGCTATATTATCTACATCTTTTTCAAATTGCATAACTTGTTGAAATAGTCCAAATTTCTTTTTATCTTCTGCATTCTCTACTTTATTAAGTATTTGTTGCTTTTCATTCTCAACTTTATAGATAACAATTTGATTTACCATATTTTCTATACTTTCTTCGTATGAAGAAGTGGAAATGTTATCTGCACTTGTCAAAAGAACATCTGTATAAGTCCCTTGCTCAACTATATCTATTGCTTGTTCATTGCTTACAATAGAATAAATCATTTTATTTTTTCTATGCTGGATAGTGTATGCATTCAATATAATTTCGTATCCACTTCTATCAATAGCTGGATAAGTACAAGTAACTTCATCTTTTGGAAATTTACCTACTTTTAAATTAAGTTCTCCACATATTTCTTTTAATATTTCACTTGGCTTTTTTCTAAAAAAGTTTTTAACAGAGTTATTTTTATTT